GTAAGAACTTCGTTTGAGAACACTTTGAGAAACAAAGCGTTTGCATCGCCAGTCAGACCTGATTGGCCTAAGCGTGACGGAGCGATTTGTCCATTAGCCATAATAGTTTAATTTTTAGGTTTTTGTTTAGGTTCTTCGTCAGTCTTAACTCCTTTCACTCGTTAGTGTTATCCTTTCGGGCACTTCGGTTACTTGTTAGCTTTTCCAACTAGAAATTGTTTGATTCCTTCAGCATAGCTCTTAGCTAAGCCTTGGGTGTCTGAGAACAACTTGCAGTCTTTCTTGTTGTCCCCAAAAAATGGTTCACATAAAACAGTAGGAATGGAAGGGTTGTTGACGAACAACCAACCACGGTCTTTTCTTTTTAGACCTCTTGCTCCTCTATTTAGTGTTTTGAAAGTTTTTAATACAGAGAACTGAATCTCCTTAGATAAACTACGGCTCTCAGTAGAGCTTGCATTGTATAGCATAGAGCAACCAAAGGCTTCTCCATTGAAAGCGTTAAAGTGTAGCTCAAGAGCTAGAGTAGCTTTGTCTTTCTTCAACGTTTTGGCTATGTATTTCATAGCTTCCCTATAGCTGCGTCCTTCGTATTTACCATAAACATAGCTGTCTATGCCAAGGTTAGAAAGCTCTTTCTTTAGGCTTAGGGCTACCTTAAGGTTATAATCCCACTCGCTTTGCTTGTAGACGTTAACAGCTCCCTTGTCGCCTTTGCGAGAGTGTCCAACACAAATACCAACCAACTCACCTTGACTCCAGCTCTGCTGTGTATCTAAGGATTTCTCCGATTGTCTCTCTTTCTTCTTCCGAAAAAGAATGCGCTTCAAGGCGTTTAATAAAGTAAGGAATTTCACTTTTTTGAGTCACCGCGCACCCACTCATCAATGCGCTTGTTAGCATCAGAGAGGTTACGGTTTTTATGATGTTTGGTGTATTCATCGCGAACTTTGAAGAACACTTCAGCAAGCTGAGGAAAGTGCAGCAAAAGAGAGACAAGCAACTTAATCATTTCTTATAGGAAACCTTAGCTGCTTTTGTGTTGGACACGAACTGCTTGCCTTTTGCGCCCTCCTTCTTTTTCTTTCTCGCGGTTGTAGCTCTTTGCTTGATTGTAAGTCTTTTGGCTTTGGCTAGAGGCAAACACCTGTCAGGGTTCTTCTTGTTCTTAGAGGTTCCACATGGACCTTTGATTTTCCCGTCAGTTCCAATGCGCACCCATTTCTGTTTGCGCCATTTAGCTAGCTCTCCCATTACAATTCAAACTTGAATTTTACTTAGGCTTCCCTCAGCCCTTCTTTTTGATTTTAAGAGACTTCCTCTTTTTGCCCTTACCGTATTTAGGGTCTTTGCAGTATTTAGAAGCAGCCATATTAGCGTATGCTGAGGGGTATTTGTCGAAAGTTCTTTTAGCCCATGCGATTCCTTTTGAGCATATCTTAGCCATTGCTTTTAGCCTTACCTACGTTTAAAGCCAACCAACTAACGATTTTGTTAGCTCTAGCTACCCACTTGTTAGCGCTGTTGTTAGGAATGAGAGTAGCAATGATACTAGCAACACTTACAACACCTGTGAGGATTTCGATAAGAACTCCTTTGTTTGAAATAATCCAATTTAGTAATTCAGTCATTTATCTATATGTTTGAAATTGCAAGCCGCCTTTCGACTTCTTTCCGGTAAGCCGGGTCAGTCTCATAGCGTTTACGCCCTGTAGCGTCTCTTTCAGACATAGCAGCCATGACTTGAGCTCTGCTTTCGAAAACAGAAACACCAGACCCTTTAGTTTCGCCTTGAATAAGTGAAGATGAGCTTCCGTTGGCTTGTTGATACTTAGAAGACAACCAATCTAGAGCTAGTGAAGCTTGCTCGTCAGTGCCTTCTAAAGCGCTGTTGTATGCGTTAAGTTGGTTTTCACTTAGGTTCTCAGAGGCCCAGTTAGCCATATCTTCGTAAGCCTCTCGTCCTCCCACTTGGCTAAGGAGTTCCGCTTCACCTGAAGCAATCAAAGCCTCCTGTCCTGCAATGTAAGAGTCAACCAACTGACGACTAAGTCCGCTCTTCTCCAGATTTGAGTAGGTCTCGTCGCTAAGCTGGCCGTTTGCTGAAAACTCCTCAGAAGCAGACATGATTGCTGATGTCTGAGAATCAACCTCTTCTGTGCTGTTTTCTGTAGGAGGTAGGTCTTCTTGCTCTTCTTGGGTGTTTGAGCCTAGCTTGCTTTCAAGGTTATTGTAAGCGTTTGCTAAGTCTTCAGCAGACTTAAATTTTTCAGGAAGCCAAGAAGGGCGGTCTTCTGTTTGGACTTCTTTTTCTTGGATTGCAGCAGCTTCTTGTTCTAGTGTAATGCGCTCGCTCTCCGTTTTATCGTTGATGATGTGAGTTTCGGTCATTTGTTTTATTGTGGTTCAGTAGCCTCTTCTTCCGGCTGTGCGCCTTGCTGAGAGACCGCTTCTCTTGCGATGTTACCCAAAGCTGCAACACCCTGAGGCGCGGCTTTTTCTGCCATGGACATCATCTGAGATTGTTGTGCTTGTTGTTGAATCTCTTCTTGCGTCTTGATAAGACCTCTAGTCTTAATTCCAAGGCTAGTAGCCCTGCGCTTAAAGTATTCTTCAACATTAACAAACTGACCTAAGGCTTGTGGTCCTACAACTTGTGCAGCCCCGGCCAAGAACAAATCTAATTTCTGAAGGTCATTACCACGACCAAGCGCTTCAACGCCTGTGATGATTACAGGCTTAACTAAGTCCTTAGGAAGCTTAGGCATTCTTTTCTTTTTGGCCATGATGTCCATGACCCGGTTGACCATAGGAAGCTGAAGCTCGTTACTAAGAAGCGAGTAGAGACCACCAAGGGCAGACTCAAGCTCCATAGTTAGCATCCTAATCTCCTCAGCGGTTACACGCTCAGCTTGGCGCACTACGCCTGACGTAAGCAAGAAAGCCTGTCCTAAGCGCTCTTTGATTGTGTTCGCTGTTTGAGCAGCAATACTGAAGTCCGCTGCTTTGTTTAACTGAAGAACAGAGACATCGTTAGCGTTGCCCTGTGTGATTGCTCCGTTAGGGCTTTCAGCTAGCGTTTTTGCTCTTGTAGTTCCGTTTGGATTAACAAGAAACAACACCTTAGCAGCAGCGGCTGAGCCTTCCACAATAGCTTGAGTAAGCGTCTCCAGACTAATAAGGTCACCAAGGTATTCCTCTACATATCCCCTGCCATAGTCTTCTCCATCAATTTTAGAGAATCTAAGGGGGATGTAAGGTAGTTTTTCTTTCTTGTAGATGCCTACAGAACCCTCAACGATGTTACCCTTAATCTCCTGTCTTACCATCCAGTCGCCATCTTTAAGCTCGACACAGGTGAACAAGTCACATTCACGACCAAAAGCTTCTCCTTCTAGGTAACCAGCAGCTTGTTTGAGTTCATCTGAAAGAGTATTGTAGTCAAGAGTCTCTTTGGTGATTATCTTAACAGGGTTACCCATAGGGTCGCGTTTGATGACAAAACGGTCTAGGTGGAACACACGCATACCACCTTCTTCAGGGATATAGCAAAGAGAGTTACCTGTGACGATTAGATGCTTCAGTAGTTCGTGGACTCCTACGCGATAAGACTGTCTGCTAATCTCTTCCATGACAGACTCCTCAACACGTTGAAGAGCCACTTCCATTTCAGAAATAATCTCTTGAGTAGCTCCTTCTTGTCGAAGCTTAGGTTCATCAAAATTGAGTCGGAAAAAGGGGGCATTAGGAGCCAATAAGGCTAGTAGTAACTTGGATGCTAAATTGTTGACCCCTCTTGCTCCAATGCCCTGAAAAGGTGTCTCTAGACGAGAGTGAGAATTATGACCATCCTCCGGCATTACGTAGGGGAGGGTCAACTTAGAGGCTTGTCTAGCCCTATCTAAGAATGGTCTTCTTTCTGATTCTAGTGAACCATATTGAGACTCGATTGAAGTTGAGTTCATAAAGTGTTTTCTTCAGGCTGCGGTTTGATTGATAAGAATTCCAGCTGTGTTAACTCTTGGACACCCGAAGTCCCCTCAAGCATCGCGTCATCGTTTGCCGTAAATCTCCAGCAATCAATCG